CAATTATATGAGAGGTTTTAAACGTGGAAAATACTACAAGTATAACGGAGAAGATGATTGCATAAGAGTTTATAACTCAATGCCTCACGCTCATTTGATAGAAAAAGGACACATTATTAAAGATAAAACTGGTAAAGAACACGGATTTAAAAAAGGATATTTTGTCTTAGAACAAGGGCATAGAGATTACTACGATAAATTTGTAAAGTCAACCGATGAATTTGTAGATGAAGTTATTAAAAATGGAGGTTTTTAGTGATTAAACTGAGTGATATTTTGAAAGCTGTCAACTCTACACTAAATAATGCTTGTCCTGAGATTGAAATCGATAGTAAAGATTTATCTGAAAAATTTAATAGACCTAGTTTTAGAACTGAGTTGGACGGATTAAAAACAAGTGCTTTTATGACTACTTATAAGGAGCGTCACTTTACGATTAGAATTTACTTTTTTAATAGTGTTATAGGTAAAGGTAGATTAGAACGTTTGAAAATAAGTGAAAAGATAGAGGACGCTTTTTTAGGCTCATTGAAAGTCACAGATGATTTTATTATACCTGTCGATGACATTGATTTTGATGAAACAGATGACGGAGTATTAATTGCTAGTTTTGATAGCTTAACAATGGAAAAAATAGAAAATGATGTTGATGAATATATGATGGAAGAATTGGAATATCGTTTTGATAAAAAGTAGTTTGAGAGTAGTGTAAAAAAATAATGTTACGTGATAAATAGGAGGTTATAAGATATGGGATTACCTAGCATTGAAATAATTTTTAAACAATTAGCGGTAACAGCTGTTAAGAGAAGCCAATTAGGTATAGTTGGACTTATAGTAAATGAAGTTGGTAAAAATTGGACTATGAAAGAGTATAAATCAATTATTGATGTTAAAGATGATGATTATACAGCAGAAGTATTACCACTTGTAAAAGATACATTTGAATATACACCAAACAAGGTATTTGTATTCAATAAAGGTGCTGGAACACTAGCAGATACTTTAAAATTAGTGGAACAAGAGAGAATTAACTGGATTGGACTTGCTTATGATGGAGCAAGTGGAGATACAGCTACATTGGTGAGTTGGATTAAATCAGTGAGAAAAGCTGGTAAAACTTATAAAGCTGTGGTGTTTAAGGCTACAAAACCTGACAACAAAGGAATAGTAAATCTAATGAATGACAAGGTAACATTTGTTGACGCTAGAGGAGAAGTTGATGGTTGGCAATATGTACCAACAATTTTAGGAATGTTAGCAGGATTACCGATGACACGTTCAGCTACATCATTCCTTTGTGGAAATTTAAAAGAAGTTAGTATCTTTAATAAGATAAATGAAACAATAGATAAAGGTGGATTTTGCTTATATAAAGATGAGGGTGACATAAGAGTTGCTAGAGGTTGTACGTCTTTAGAAGAAATAACACAAGACGAAACAGAGGATATGAAAGACATCATTATAGTTGAAAGTATGGACTTAATGAGAGATGACATATACTCAACATTCAAAAAATGGATTGGAAAATACAAAAACAAATATGATAATCAAGTACTGTTTTTTACAGCTATAAATGCTTACTTTAAAGAACTTGAAAGAGAGGACATATTAGATAAAGAGTATGACAACTATTCACAAGTAGACGTTGAGGCACAAAGATTGGCTTGGCTTGGTGTGGGTAAAAAAGAAGTTGAAGACTATGATGATGAGAAAATCAAAAAGCTAACATTTAAGAAAAAGGTGTTTATGAAAGCTAACATCAAAATATTAAATGCTGTTGAAGACTTTAAATTTACTATCAATATGTTTTAAGGAGGTAAATGATGTTTAATAAGATGGATAAAAATAAAATAATTAGAGGTAGTTTTGGTGCGATATGGTTTAATGGAGAAGAAGTTGGTTCAGTTAAATCATTTGAAGCTAAAGTTGCTTTAGATTATGAAGACGTTGACATAATGGGAGATTTAGGAAAGCATAAAAGATATATGGGTTATGCTGGAGAGGGTACAATGACACTACATAAAATAGATAGTGCTATCGCTAAATTAATCGGTGACGCTATAAAAAGTGGTAATATGCCTGATTTCACTATTGTTGCTAAATTAGAAGACCCTAGTGCTGATGGTGCTGAAAGAGTGGAAATCACTGGAGTAACAATCAACGAACTAATGGCTATAAAGTTTGAAAACAAGACTTTGAGAGAAGAAGAAGTACCATTTGCTTTTTCAAATTATAGATTTATTGATTTAATTTAAGGAGGATATAAAAAATGGCTAAAAATATAACTTTAGAAATGTTACTTGCTAGAAAAGAGCAATCAAATAATGATAAAATGAGAATTGCATATTTTAATTCGGAAGTTTTAGGTGGAACAATAGAAGTTGTAAAACTTAAAGCTAGAGATGTATTGAAAGTAATGGATAATGCTGATGATAAATCTACTGATGGAGCATATAGAGCCAATTGTAAATTAATCTATAAACATTGTCCTTTACTACAAAAAAAGGAATTACAAGAAGCATATGAGGTTGCAGAGCCTTATGACGTTGTAACACCTGTTTTTGATGAAAACTTAGGAGAAATCAATAAACTTGCTACATTTATATTAGGTTTATATGGACTTGCTGAAAATGAGGATATAGATGATATAAAAAACTAATATTGGGAGATGTCGATATGGCATTTCTCTCATTTTTTATTCTAAGAGGTTTTAAGTTTGATTATCTGTTGAATCTATCTTATGAAGAAAAGTTATTTATGATAGCAACAATGGATTTGGAGATTGAAAGATTAAGTAAATCAGTATAAAAAAAGGGAGTGACTTACCACGTTCAGGCTCATCACTCAGGGTTTTATTATTAAGAATATTATACACTATTTTTTAACAAATGTCAAGTGAAAGGAGGTATTTTATGTCTAAAGTAGTTGGTGTTATTTTAAATTTAAGAGATAAATTTACAAGTCCATTAAATAAAGTAAATGAGAAATTAGGCACAACTGAAAAAAAATTAAAACAAGCTAATAGGAGTGTTAAAAAATTCACTAATGCAATAAAAGCAGGTATGAAATCCGTTGCTAAATGGACTGCAATAGGTTTTGGAGCATTGACTGCGGCGGTTGGGGTATTTCTCAAACAATCAATAGACGCTGCAAAAGATAAACTAAAAGCAGATAAATTACTCGAAACAAATTTAATGAAACAAGCCAATGCAAGTAAAGAGCATATTAAAATGCTAAAAGATGAGGCTAGTGCTTTACAAGACGTTGGGGTGGTTGGAGATGACGTTGCGGTTGCTGGTGCAAGTAGATTAGCGGTTTTCAAAATGAACGCAGACCAAATTAAAAAGACAATGCCAATACTTGACGATATGATTGCCTTTGATAAAGGTTTAAATGGAACACAGGAAGACGCTATTGCTATTGGAGAACTTTATGGAAAAGCAATTAATGGAAAAGTCAACGCTTTAAAGAAGTATGGTGTTGTATTAACAGCTAATGAAGAAAAATTATTCAAGGTTATGTCAACAGAACAGAGAATTGAATTTATAAATAAAAAATTAGAGAAATCTATAGGTGGAACAAATAAAGCACTTAGAGCAACAGATGAGGGTAAAATTGTTGCAATGAAAGGTGCTTGGGGCGATATGCAGGCTGAGTTAGGTAAGAAATTAATGCCAAAACTTGGTAATCTAGCTGAGTGGTTTCATAGTAAAATACCTGCTATTCAAGATTTTATTTTAAGTTTAGCAGATAAAGTTGAAGCTATGGTGATTAAAGCTGAGCCTTACATAGTACAAATAAAAGAGTTGTTAGGTAAGATGTTTGAAAAGATAAAACCTGCCTTAGATGAGGTTTGGGATATATTACAAAAAGCTGGAAGTTTTGCTATCGGCATTGCTAAAGACATAAAAGATAATTGGGATTGGATAGCACCTATTATAACTGGTGTTGCTGTTGCTTTTGGAGTGTATAAAACTGCAATAATGTTGGCTAGTGCTAAAACTTTACTTTTCAATGGAGTTATGGTTGTAACTAATTTCCTTTTAACTGCTAATCCTATTGGACTTGTTGTTTTAGCCATTGGTGCCTTGATAGGTGTTGTTGTTGCTATTTATAAAAATTGGGATAAATTTAAAGCTAAAGTACAAGAATTATGGGCTAAATTAGATAATAACCCATTAGGAAAAGTGCTTAAAATCATAATTAAATTTGGTAACCCAATTAGTATGATGATTAATATGTTCTTATTCTTTAAGAGAGTGATTACAGAAAATTGGGATACTATTAAAGGTTTTGGAGAGTATATATGGAATGGTTTAGTTGGTGCATTTAATTATGTAAAAGATATTATATTGGGTGTTTGTAGTATCGTTGGTGGTATTTTTACTGCTGTATGGGGCGGAGTTATAGGTGCATTAGATAAATTAAAAGCTGGTTTTAATAAGGTAACAGATTTTCTAACTGGAGTATTCCAATCAGCTTGGGATAGCTTAATGAAAGCATTAGATATGGTTTTACACCCAATCGAAACAGCAAAAAAAGCCTTTGGTGGATTGATAGATAAGTTGAAATTTTGGAATAATACTAAGATAGAAGACAAGACTGTCAATATAAATGAGGTAAAAACTACAGATAGTATGGGTGGAAGCAATAAGAGTGGAACATCTAATGTTACTACTAAAAATCCTAGACACGCACTAGGTACTGCTTATTTTAAAGGTGGAGTAACAGGAATAAATGAGGGTGGAAGAAATGAAACAGCTATACTACCAGCTGGAACACAAATTTTATCTCACGAGCAAGGAAAAGCAATAAATAATAAAATGACAAAAGGTATCACTATAAACATCAATGTTGATGGTAATTTCATTGGAGAAAAGGAACAAATGGAAAAATATGCAGAATATACAGCTAATAAAATTATAGCAACGCTAGGAAATATGTAGGAGGATATGATTATGAAAATAATTTTTATCGGAGAGAATGAGGGGCAAATGGAAATTATAAATATTCCAGTGGTACAAGCGATTGAACCTATAACGTGTGACACAATGGACGAAGACTTTGTAACGATTGATGGTAATACATTAAATGTTATTGGAGGAAAGGGGTTAAGGAGATTTTCTTTTTCCTCTTTTTTTCCTAGTAAATTATATAGTTTTGTTAGTTTTCTAAATTTCAGAGAGCCTAAACATTACATAAAGTTTTTTGAAAAATATAGAGATTTAAAATTACCTGTAAGAGTAATCATTATAGATAAATTTAGCGTTACCTTAAATATGTTATGTAGATACAATTTTAGTTATACGTTAAGAGATAGGGCTGGAGATGTACCATATACTTTGGATATTACTGAATATATAATACCGCCTAACAAAACAACTGCTCCTGTTGAAGCAAATAAACCTAATAACACCAATACTAAAGATAAAACTAATATTGATAAGAAAACCAAAATAAAGAACAAGGTTAAAGCTAATGCTAATAAAAAACCTAAAAAGTAGGTGTTGATATGTATAAAGTAATAATAAAAGATAAAGATATTAGTGACATTATAGGTAATTTAACGTGGAGAGATACAGTTGATACTTTGGGAGTTGAGGTTGATTTTGAATTACCTATAAACCGATATGATAAGAAATTTGAGTTTTTGTATGATATTACACTTGGTGACCCGATACAGATTTTAAATGCTAAAGGTGAAGTATTGGTACAAGCTATAATTGTGAGTGAAACACCAAATGGTAAAATAACATCATTTACTGCTTATGATATGGCTTGGTACTTGAATAAATCTACTGTAATCAAACAATTTAAAAAGATGATTGGTAACGATTGTGTTAAATCTCTATGTAAAGAAATTGGGATTGATGTAGAAGTTAGTGGATTGGATACTAAAATAGATAAAATCTATAAAGATAAAGCTGTATCTGAGGTAATAAAAGATATTATAGAGCAATGCTCTCAATTTAACTCTAAGAAATTTTTTATTGAGTTTGATAAGAACAAGTTAATTGTATCACCTTATAAGAAAATAAAAGTGTTTGGTACATATGAAATGCAAAAAGATAAATTTATCAACATCAATGAAAACATAGGAGGAGTATCACTAAGTAAATCTATCGTCGATATGAAAAACAGTGTACTTGTAATTACAGAAAATAAAGGTGCTATACGTACCATAGGAGAAGAACAAGACTCTAAAAGTATTGAAAAATATGGTAAATTACAGGAAGTAGTAACACTGGACGAAAAAGAATTTAGTAAAGCTAATCTAGTTGCAAAAAATGAATTGAAAAAACTAAATAAAATCACTGAGGACTTTAGTATTGATGTGCTTGGTGATGATAATGTTAAGAGTGGTAGAGTAATTGATATTGATTTACCACTTTTTAATTTGAAAGGTGAATATTTGATAAAGGAGAGTAATCATACCATATCTAATCATATTCACAAGATAAGTCTTAAATTGGAGGTGTATAGTGATGAGTGATAACAAAAAAAGTTGGGACATTGCTTTAGCAGAGAAGTTTAAAGAGAGAGATAACCCATCTCCAATTGGTGCTGTCTTAGGTAAGATATTGAAGCCTTTACCTAACATTTCCATTGAATTATTGAGTGGATATGGTGTTATAGACGCTGATAAAATCTATCTTTCAAATGCAATAACAAATAGATTAGAAATTGAATGTACTATGAAAAACTTTGAAAGTCAAGGTAATAAATCTAGTAATTGCACTATAGATAGTTTGAATACGACAGGTGGAGGAGAGGATAGTGCAGGACATACTAATTTAAGTATATCAGGACACAGTGGAAGTTATAAAGGAAGTACAAGTAAAACAGACAATAAAGATAAGGGTAAATTCATATTACAAACAGTTTTTAATTTAAAAGAGGGTATGTATGTACTTGTAATACCTAATGTTGAAGAAGACAAATTTTTTGTAGTTGATGTGTTTAACTACGCTCCAGAGGTGAGTTTAGAATGGCAATATTACCAAAAATAGAATTTAAAGATTATTCAAAAGACGTAATAAATGAAAGTAAAAATTCAAATGGCAAGACTTTTTTGATAGATTTTCAAAAGAAACGAATGTTAAGAAGCAACGGAAAACTAATCAAAACCGATGATGAGAGAGCAGTTAGAATGTGGATAGAGAAAGTCTTACTAACTGAAAAATATAAATGGAACATATATAAAGAGAATGGAAGCAATCAATATGGAATGACATATAAAGCAAATTTATTAGGACAACGTTTTCCAACTCCTGTATTATATTCAGAATTTGAGAGAGAACTGATTGAAACAATGAAGAAAAACAAACAAATACTAGAAATTAATATACTAGAAATAAAACTTGAAAAACATACTTTAAAAACTAAATTTGAAGTAACATTGAAAGATTTTAAGACATTTGAATGGGAGGGGTACTTATGATAATAAAAAAAGAATGGAAAAAAATATTAAGTGATATGCTCTCTAACGTTCACGATGATTATGATAAGAGTGAGGGTGGATTATTTTATGATAACCTTGCTCCTGTATCTATTGAAATGGAAGAAATAAGAGATGTATTAGATTATATCTTTTTAAACTCTTTTGCTGAAACAGCAGAGGACGAATATTTAGATAATATTTGTAAAGAGGTTGGAGTATTTAGAAAACAACCAACTAAAAGTAAAGGTAAAGTTGTTATAAAAGGTACACCTAATACTATAATCCCAGTTGGAACAAAAGTTGCTAGTGATACATACATCTACTTAACAACAGAAGAAAAAACTATTGGAGTTAGTGGAGAAGTTGAAGTAAAAATTGAAAGTGAAAAGACTGGTAAAATCTATAATCTACCTAAACATACAATAGTGAATTTTCCAATTACGATACCCAATCTAAACGAAGTCAACAACCCTGCCGAAACAGTGGACGGATATGATGGTGAAAGTGATAACGAGTTAAGAGAGAGATACTATTTTAAAGTTAGAGAGCCTGTAACATCAGGAAACATCTATCACTATAAAAAGTGGACTATGGAGGTTGAGGGTGTTGGTGGAGTTAAAGTATTTCCACTATGGGCTGGTAATGGTACTGTTAAAGTGGTTGTTGTTAATAGTGCAATCGAAGAAGCTGATGAGCCTTTATTAAAGAGGGTTAAGGATTATTTAGATGAAGTTAGACCTATTGGAGCGACTGTTACTGTTAAATCAGCCATACCTAAATTAATCTCATTGACTGGTAAAGTGAGAATATCAAAAAATATTGATTTTGAAGAAGTAAAGAGTGAATTTGAAAATCAGATAAGAGAATATTTTAGAAAAGTAGGGTTTAAACAAGATTATGTAAGTTATGCCCAATTAGGTAATCTATTATTATCTGTAGATGGTGTTAATGATTATGATAATTTGCTTGTAGATGGTGGTGCAATAAATATTCCATTAGGAGAAGAAGAAATACCAAAATTATCAAGCATATCATTGATTAAAGAGGTGGTATAGTTGAAAGTCGAAAGATTAATGCAACATATGCCTAAATACTATAGAGATATAGTTGAGATTGAAGAACTACAAAATGCGATAGATTTACAGTTAGATGAACTGGATATTATGTCTAATGAGGTTTTAAAACAATTCTTTATCTACACAGCAACTTGGAGTTTGCCTATATGGGAGCGTATTTTTGGACTAACTGTTGGAGATACAACAAGCAATCTTAAAGAACGGAGAGAAAATATAATATCTAAACTTAGAAGCTATGGTACAACTACAAAAGAAATGATAGCAAGGGTTGCAAAAGCATTTACCAATGGAGAGATTGAAGTTATTGAAGACAATCCTAATTATGCTTTTACTATCAAATTTACATCTATAGTAGGTGTACCACAAAATTTAGATAATTTTAAAGCTACAATAGATATTATAAAACCAGCACATTTAGCTTATACAGTTGAGTTTAGATATAACACTCACGGACAAATTAATAAACACGAGTTGAGCCATAGAGAGTTGAAAAAATATACTCATAAACAAATTTTTGATACTAGGATTTTTAACGATTAAGGAGGGTAAAGATGGCTAGAAACACAGAGTATTTAGGTTTATATCTACCTGAAGAGAGCGAATTTTATAATGTAGAAAAAGACCAAAATGAGAACTTTGAAAAGATAGATAGAAAAATAAAAGAGTTAGATACATTTGAAAAAAAGACTGGATATAACTTAGATAAAACAGATGATTATAATTTAGATAACACTAATTTATTAGGTACAGCTAAAGCATTAAAAGCATTGTATGATGATTTAACACAAAAAATTAGAAGTTTAGATTTATGCCCTTATAAGGTTGGAGATGTTTATGTTACAACTAATACAGCTAATCCAGCTGACTTATGGAGTGGTACGAGTTGGACTAAATTAGAGGGTAGATTTTTAAAAGCAACTAATAGTGGAGAAGCACCTAAAACAATGGGTGGAAGTAATGCAAAAACATTAAGTGTAGCAAATTTACCATCACATAATCACAGCATATGGATTGGCGAAAATGGTTATCATACGCACGTTCAAGACGCTCACGCCCATACACAACCAGCCCATACACACCCATTGAGGGGAGATAGAGAGAGATTTCCTTATGGTGGTAATGGTAAAGATGTACAAAACGTTGAGGGAAATCATAATGCTGTCGCTGGTACATCATATCCTGCTGGAGGAGAAAATACAGGAGTAGCACAACCTGGAATTTATGGAAATGGTAACCATACACACAATGCAAGTATAGGATATAATGGTAGCGGTAGTGCTTTTGATGTTACACCAGCCTATTATGCTGTTAATATGTGGATTAGAATTGGATAAGGAGGTAATTTATGTATTATTATGTAGATAAAATAGAGGCGATAAAAGGTAATTCATTAGTCTTAGCAACACGTACAGACAAAATTAAAAATTATAAAGAGGTGTTAGGAGAAAATGCTATTGAATACAGAGGAGATGTATTACCTTTTTATATAACATATGATGGCAAAACTAACACTATTAGAGAAGCTACTGAGGTTGAAAAAGTTAAAAGAGGACAATTAATTCTCGAAGACAATCAGATTATAATTGACAATCGAGTAATTACTTATGATAAAAACTATCAAAAAATAGTAGATGATAAGGTTGTAAATAAAACCTTAAAAGAGTTAGTTGAAGAAAATATAATTACACTAGATGACGCTAAACATCAAAAAAGACGTGTATTTAGACAAGTTTTGCTAGATAAACTATATGCAGATTTTGATTACAATGGTAAAGTATTCCAAATGGGAGAAGCTGATGAATCTAACTTTTTAAGAGTAAAATCAGCTATTGATATTGCAACAACATCTACTGATAGTAGAGCAATAATTGGTGCTATTAAATCATTAAAAGGAGATATACCTGCTGAACTTGAAAACAACATAAAGTTGATTATGAAAGATAAATCAAAACTAAGTGAATTTATACAATCTTTAAAAATCAATTGGAGATTGAAAGATAATTCAGTAAGTCAATTTACTTTTGGAGAAATCAATAATGTTTACTTACTTTGGATACTAAGAGGAACAAAAGCACAAGAAGAATATACAGCAATTGCCGAAAAAGTAATGACTTGTAATAAATTGGAAGATTTAGAGGCGATAGAGTGGAGATAAATTATTAGGGGTAGTTATTATATGGCTACCCTTTTTAAAACGTCTTAAAACACGTCTGAGAGTGTCGTTTTTTTTAGAAATAATATTTAGGAGGTGTAGATGAAAAAAGTTGCATTAATAATAGGACATAACAAGAGAAGCAAGGGAGCATTTTCAATGATAGTTGGAGATGAGTTTGGCTATTGGAGAAATATAGCAGAGAAAATTAAATATGAAATACCTGAAATAGTCGACATATATGAGAGAGAGCCTAATCAAAATTATGTTAGAGAAATGAATAAAGTATTAGTTGAATTAAACAAGCATAATTATGAGTATTGTTTAGAATTACACTTTAATAGTGCTTTAGATAGTAAAGCTAATGGTTGTGAATGTTTAATATATAAAGGAAATGAAAAAGCCAAAGAATTATCAACTAACTTTATGGGTAGATTACAAAATGTATTTAATAGTAAAGTTAGAGGAGTTATTGAAATAGGTGATAGCAAGACAAGAGGTGGATATGGTATTTGCAATTCAAAAGACACTTATGTTCTGCTTGAGCCATTTTTTGGAAGTAATGTGGATGAGTCTTTAAAGTTTTCTGTTATTAAAGATGTGGTTGAATTATTTGTTAATTTTATAAAAAATACAGTTAAGGAGGTTTAAGTATGGAAAAAGAATTATTATGGAACGTGTTAGGTTATGTGGTATCATTGGTGGTTTATTTAGTTTTAAAGTGGAGATATGAGGGTAGAGAGGCTGTAAACAGAGAGGCTATCGAACAAGAAATATCTATACAAGGTAAAGGGTTAGGAGACTTAAAGAAAAAAGCTGTACAAGAGTTTATATCTAAATTGCCAAAACATTTAAGAATTTTTATCAATGAAAATACAATAGACGCTGTTGTTGCTGAATTACAACCATTATTCAAAAAGTTAAAAGATGGAAAAGAGTAAATTAAACCTAAGGCTTTTATCGGACGGTAAGGCAATACTATTAGATGATTATATCTATGATGTCAATGGCTATTCGATAAAAGTCTTTAAAGGTTTTATTACAGATGGAGCGTCTATTCCTAAAGTTTTACAGTGCATATACAATCCTTATGGAAAATGGATAAAGGGTGCGGTAATTCACGATTATCTATATTCTAAGTATAATACTACAGGGATTAATAGGAAATTAGCTGATAAGATTTTCAAAATGATAATGTTAGAAACAGGAGTAAATAAAAATACAGCTAATAAATTCTATAAGGCTGTGAGATTGTTTGGAGAAATGAGTTGGCAAGATAAAATTTATAATGAGGGGTATAAAGACCAAGCTATAATTGATAGGACAAAAGAGGCTAAAGAATACTATATGCACTGGAATAAAATTTTAAATTTATGAGGTGATTAGTATGATTGCTTTAACACAAGAGCATTTAACTTACATAGGTGGTATTGTTGGATTAATTGGAGTTATCGTTGGAGTAATGTCGGCTATAGATAAAAAATTCGAGAAAAACAATACAAGACTTGAGATTATGATTGACAAAAAGCTAGACAAAATAGTATATGAAGAACATAGGAAGTCTTTTGAGGCGTGGACTAATGAAAAGGATAAAATCCTAGAAAATAAAATAAACAAAATGGAAAATGATTTTAAGAGTGATTTGCAAGAAATAAAAGCAACGCTAAAGGAGATAAATAATCATATTCTAGGTTGTGGAAAAAGAACAAATGATAAATAAAAAACAACCAAATGGGTGGGTTTATACCTGCCCTCTTTTTTTATTGTAAAAAATTATAAAAAGATAAAATTTTTGTTGACATAATGTTTACATTATGCTATTATAGATGTATAAAATAAAGGAGCAATAAAAATGAAAAGAAAAGGTTATAAAGATATACAAGAACAAATAAAGGCAAATGAGCGTTATTTAGATAACAACCCTGACGCTAAAGCAAAAGCTAATAGAAGTAGACTTAAAAGTACGTGTTATCGGTTTGTTAGAGATTTTGCAACTGTAATGGAGTTAAAAGATATTTATAAAATAACAAGGGAGGAATTAAAAATGTTAAAGAAATTATATGCTGAGTGGAGAGATATAAGTGAGGATATGTTAAGAGATGGTTATAGTGGTAGTGTAGAGTGTGCTGAGGGGTGTGTATTAGAAGATTTTAACAACTTTTTAAAAGATTATAACCACAAGCCTATCACAATGGAAGAAATGGAAGAATTACAAGGTGATTATAACTGGGAACACGAGTGCAGTACAACAGTAAGATATAGATTAAGTGAACAAGTTTTTGAGGACAAATACTACATTAAATATAGCGGAGATTATAAAGTTGAAATTGAAAGCTATAAAGTTGTAGGTGACAATGAGGATATGATAGATACAGAACACGTAGGATACATTGACGAAGAAGAATTATCAACTCTTAAATATTTTGTAGAAAATAGATGTGAAGTATTAAAAGGAGATTTTGCTAAAAAAGTAAATGTTATAAAAGAAACAGATGATGGATATGAAACGATAGATGTATACTATCCTGCATTAAGAAAATAAGATAAACTAAAGTGATAAATTAAATGAGAGAGGTTGAAATATACCTCTTTTTTATGGTAGCAGAAATGTAGCAGAAATTATAGTTGTATTTCAACCATATTCTATATTAGATAGACTTAATCGTCTTATCCCGCCTCAGGCACCATAT